GTTGCTGGAGCAATGGGTTGGGGTGTGTAAGTGGCAGATAAAATTTTAGGTATTGGTCAATACGGTTCCGTAGACCCTACATTTACTGCAGTTCCTTATGCTAAGTTAGACGCTACTACTAAAGCAACACTAGCCACAAATGCTGCAAGTATGGGTATGACTGCTGCTGAATATTATGCTGGTCGTGGCGGAGTTAATGCTTCTGGATATTTTGGAGATTCTTGGTCTTCATCTAAAAACTTAACTGATGCAGAATACTCTGCAGCAATTAATGCTGCCAGGGCTGCTGGCAAAACTGGCGTAGGAATAGGCTCAGCAATTAATGCTGCTACTGCAAAGAAACAATATGATGAGGCAATCAAACTTGGAGTAGACCCAGCCAAGGCTGCTTCAGATTATAATGCTGCAGTATCTGCTAGTAATGCAGCGTTGGGTTTAAGTGTTCCATTAATGACTGACTCTGCTGGAAAGGTTATTTCTTCTAGTAATTCAGGTACACCAATAAATTTTTATAGTTCTAGTTCAGGAACTGGTACAAGTACTGGAACAGGAACTGGCACAGGAACTGGGACAACTGGACCACTACTAGCACCTACAATTTTTAAAAATACTTTAGCCCTATTCTTTGGTCCAGAAGAAATGGCAAAGCCTTGGGTAGATGAACTTTACAAGTCAGTATCTACATTCTATAAAACTGGTGCAACAGTTGATGAGGCTTTTAACCTTACCCTTCAAGATGTTCGCAACAAGCCAAATATGGCAGAGTTTACAAAAAGATTTAAAGGTATTTACGATTTAGTTGATTTAAAGCAAAGTGGTAAAGCGGTGACGGTTCCTACTATTGCAGAATATTTTGCAACCCAAAGCAAGATGTCAGATATATTAAAGGCATCTGACCTAGGCGAACTAGCAACTGAAGAGTTCTTGGGTGATGTAATTGGTAAGGCTGTTCCAGTATCAGTATTTGCTGAGAGAATTACTCAGGCTTTTGATAGAATTGATTTGGCTCCAGCACAAGTAAAGAAAACCATATCAACATTTTATCCAACCTTAACCCGCACTCAACTTGCTAAGGCACTTATTACTGGCGAAAAGGGAGCCAAGCAATTGGCTAAAGAGATTGCTGGATATGAAGTCTTATCTGCTGCAGAGCAGCAAAAACTTGCAGCAGGAAATCTTCCTGGTGGAGTTACTGTAGAGCGTGCTACCGAGTTGGCAGCAGGTGGAGAAACATTCCAGAGTGCTCTTGGTAAGTTTGGAAGAGTTGCAGAGATTCTTCCAGAGGCAACCAAACTTGCAGGTATATCAAATAAGACAGCACTTTCTCAGGCTCAAATTGAAAACATAGTTTTTAGAGAATCAGTAGCAGAGCGTCAGGCACTAGAAGATTTAGCCAATGAAGAATTGGCTCGTTATTCTGGTAAGTCAGGAACGATAGGAAGCAAGTCATTTGCTTCACAAGCCAGAGGCGCTGGCTTAATCTAAATAGAATCCTAATGGACCGACCAGCCCCGTTAGCGTATAAGACTGGTAGCAGAAGCCAACCCATTACCCCGAATGGTCATTGTGGTCTGCGAACTAACAACGAATAGAAAGGGTGGTTGCTATGAGCAACAACTATTGGGAAGATGAAGACGACGACCTAGATACAGAATCCTCTGTAGATGGCGGTGACTTAGTTAAAAAGTTACGTAAAGCCAAACGAGCAGATGAGAAACGTATTAAGGAACTTACTGAGCAACTTGAGACATACTCCAAGGCGCAGCGTGAGCAAACTGTCAAATCTGTCCTAGATAAAAAGGGAGTAAATCCAAAGGCTGCACGTTTAATCCTGAAAGACTTAGATGATGTTAACGAAGAGTCAGTTTCTAACTGGCTTGAAGATAACTCAGACTTATTCGGGTTACAAACGCAAAACGCCCCGCAAGTAGATGCCGATATTGCTGCATTACGTCAGCAAGACATTTTAACTCAGGGCGCAATTACTCCCGACAGAGCAGAAAATATGGAACTTAGATTGAACAATGCTTCATCTACAGAAGAAATATTAGACCTGCTTCGTTCGCAGCAATAACTTATCCGTTCATAGTCATAGGAGACTAAACAATGTCCAACCAATATACAGACACCTCTAGCACCTCGCTAGGCGGTAACGTAGGTGGTGCTGGTCTTGTACAGAAGGCGTATGACCGTCTTCTGGAATTCGCTCTCCGCGCCGAACCACTAATTCGTTCAGTCGCAGATAAGCGTCCAGCACGCCAAGCAATGCCAGGTCAAACAGTAGTACTACAAAAGTACGTTGACCTTAGCGCTGCTACATCAACTCTAACAGAGACAACTGACCCAGATGCAGTAGCATTGTCTACTCCAACATCTGTAACAGTTACTCTAAATGAGTACGGCAATGCAGTTCTAGTTACACGTGCTCTTGAGTTATTCTCATTAGCAGATGTAGACCCTGCAATTGCTAACATTATCGCTTACAACTTGGCTGACTCAATTGACCAAGTTGCAATGACCACACTACGTTCTGGTACACAGAACATCTACTCAGGTTCTGCAACCTCTGTAGCAACTGTTGCAGCCACAGATACGATTACATCTGCAAACATCCGTAAGGCTGTTGCTTTGCTTCGTTCTAACAAGGCTAAGGCACGTCGTGGTTCACTATACTGGACTGGTATTCACCCAGAAGTTTCACACGACCTTCGTGCTGAGACTGGAAACTTGGGCTGGAACTTCGTTCACGCACAATCTGACCCAGCAGTTAAGAACATCTGGGCTGGCGAAATTGGAGACTACGAAGGTTCATTCTTCGTTGAGTCACCACGTCTTTACAATGCAAAATCAGGTGCTAATCAAACCGCTCTTGCTACAACTGCAGTAACAGTTGCAGGAACTTCTGCTGGATTTACATTCGGCGTTGCTTCAACTGCTGTTATCGCAACTCGTGCAGAGGTCGGAGATAAGGTTGCAGGAACAGGTATCGCTTCTGGCGCTGTCATTACTGCTATCGCAACATCTGGTTCAACAACAACTTTCACAGTTAATACTGCTAACACAGCAGCAGTAACTGCTACAACAGTTGTAACTGTAACTCCAGTAACTCGTGTATTTGATACAATCGTTGCTGGTTCACAGGCTATGGCTGAGGCTGTTGCTGAAGAGCCACATATCGTTATCGGTAACGTAACAGATAAGTTGATGCGCTTCCGCCCAATGGGTTGGTACGGCGTACTTGGCTTTGCTGTTTACCGTGATGAGGCTCTATACAGAATCACATCAGGTTCATCAATCGCTGCTCTCTAGTTGATTGACTGTAAGGCTAGAGAAGTAAAAAACTCTAGCCTTGCGGTGAGTTCATTAGGAGGACTTATGACTGAATGGCTTTTTACTACACCTACCACAATGGAAGGTCCAGCAGGACAGCACCGTCTTTTTGAATTCTTTAGATTAGACAGAGGCTTAACAATAGTTATGCAAACTAATGGAGCATACAAACAAATCCGTTATCCATTAGACGAGGACCTTACACAATATCCGCAGGTATATAGGGGCGGTTATGAATATACAGTAGATGATGCAACTAAGGCTGCATTAATTGCTGGCAACGTAGGAATTACGTCGGATAACTTTATACAGGCTTAAGGGGTTACTGTGGAATACAACTGTGAAAAAAGCGGTCACGTTGGTAAAGTTTTAGAGTGGGAATATAATCTAATTGATGGCGACGTTATACAAGGTGTTTCTTTGTGGGGTTGTCTAAAGTGCGATAAAACCTCTCCTACTGTATGGGAAAACTTTGGTGAGTATGTAGTTGATAAAGAACCTTGTTCAGAAAACTGCAACTGCTTTGGTTGCAAGGCAAGGACTCTTCAATTAAGTACTGGTGATGCAAACAGTCAATCATTTATGAGTAAGAATAAATACAATAAAGAGATGGACGCTTATAAAGAAGCAAGACGCCAAGGCATACAGCCTGGCGGTACCACTATGCAAAAGATAGAAGCAGCACATAAGGCTTCCGAAGCGTTGGGTAAACCTTATAACGGTAACTCAATGCCTTCGGCAGAAAAGATAACACCAACACTAGCAAAAACTATGAATGAACTAGGAGCATAAAATGCCAATGGTAAACGGAAAAGAATTTTCTTACGGCAAAAAAGGAATGGCTATGGCAAAGAAAGAAGCCAAGAAGTCAGGTAAGAAAATGGTTATGAAGAAGACTGTTAAAAAAGTTACAATGAAGAAAATGGGCAAGAAGAAGTAATGAAAAAAACTAAAGGCGCAAAGAAGGTCGCCAAGGTTATGCGTGAGTTTAAGAGTGGAACTCTTCATTCAGGCAAAAAAGGACCAGTAGTTAAATCAAAGAAGCAAGCAGTCGCTATCGCTTTGAGCGAAGCAGGAATGGCAAAGAAGAAAAGAAAATGAAAAAAGACCCTAGACTAGAGCGAGCAGGAGTGTCTGGTTTTAACAAACCAAAGCGCACACCAAAACATCCAACTAAATCACACGTTGTTGTTGCCAAAGAAGGAAGTCAGGTTAAAACTATTCGCTTTGGTCAACAGGGTGTAACTGGAGACAAACAACCTACTGCTAGACAAAAATCATTTAAAGCACGTCACAAAGCAAATATTGCTAAGGGAAAGATGTCTGCAGCATATTGGGCAGATAAGGTGAAATGGTGAAAAAGAAAAAACAATTTTGGGACAAAAAGAATCCAAATAAAAAATCTACCCCATTAACTCCAGCACAAAAAGCAAAAGCAAAGGCTATGGCTAAGAAGGCTGGAAGACCATATCCAAACTTGGTAGATAATGCAGCAGCAAAAAGAAAGGCTAAGTAATGGCAGGAACAGCAGGTAGTTCATTTGTAGACGAACTTAATCGTCTTGCAAATGGCGGAACTTATCCAGTCTTAACTTCTTACTTAGCAGCAGTAGGTGCTGCAAATGAATGGGCTGGGACAAATGGCAAAGCATTAATCGGAGCACTTAACTATAAGGCAGATGCAAACCGTCAGCCTGACGACTACAAGGCTCTTAATGCTATATGCAACGAATTAGCAGGAACTACAAATTTATCAGCAGTTGACGCATTAAGGAGCATCTAGTGGCAACTACACTATCAAGTCTTATTGATGAAGTGTCAATGAACCTTTCTGGTTATACATTTCAACAAGAGCGTTCAACCCACTTAACCACAGCGGTAACAACCTTAACATCACCAAGCAGCAATCCAACTATCTTGAGTCTTGGTTCTACTGACAATGTTGGTAAAGGTGTGCTTGAAATTGATAGTGAATTACTATGGGTTGATTCTTTTGACCGTGTTGCTAACACAGCAACTATTGCTCCATACGGTAGAGGCTATCTAGGCACTACTGCTACTACTCACGCAGTTGATGCGAAGGTAACAGTATCCCCAGTATTCCCACGCTTCTCAATCCAGAAAGCAATTAACGACACAATAGCAGCAATGGGAACACAGTTGCTAGTAGTCAAGCAAACAACTTTTACTTACAATGCAGCAGTAAATACTTATGGTTTTAATAATTTAAATATAGACAGAGTTATCCGTATGGACTGGCAAGATGTTGGTCCAACTGAAGAGTGGATTCCAATACGACGTTGGGACTTTGACTCATTTGCAGACGGAGATGTTTGGGGTAGTAATGCTCAAACAGTTACTATTTCAGATTACATTACAGCAGGTCGCACAGTTAAAGTTATCTATTTAACTCCACCTTCTACTTTAACAAACGCAGGAGATGTTTTTACATCTGTTACTGGTTACCCAGATTCTTCTAAAGATGTTGTAGTTCTTGGCGCTTCATACCGATTGCTTACCTACCTTGACCCAGCCCGTGCTGGTCAGGTTAGCCCACAAGCAGATGAAACAGATGGAAAGCGTCCATACAATGCAGCAGCAAATGCTACAAAACAATTGTATGCGCTTTACTCACAACGCCTTAAAGAAGAAATTGCAGCCCTACAAGGGCAATATCCCCCACGAGTTCACTACAGCCGATAGGAACATAAATGACCACACGCCAATACTCATCTCGCTCTCAGCAGACAACTCTGACCACAGCGATTACTGCTGGTACAACTTCAATAACTGTTGTATCAGGCTCCGCCTTACTAGGTGGTGTATCTATTCCAGCAGGAAGAACATTCACATTAGTTATTGACCCAGATACTGCAATTGAAGAAATTGTAGATGCCACCGCCACCTCTGGCGCCAATGGCTTTATTATTACTCGTGCTATTGATGGCTCATCTGCACAGGAACACTCAGCAGGTGCAGTTGTCCGACATATGGCAATTGGTCGTGACTATCGTGATGCTAACCTACACGCTGAGGCTACCGCTTATTACAATGATGGTTCAGGAACAGGACATACCCTTCACGGAATCGGCTCTGGCGAAGGTGATGTAGTAGGTACAGGTAAGGCTCAGACTCTTACAAACAAAATTTTAACATCACCAACAATCAGCGACCCAACCTTAACTGGTACCGCTAGTGCTGGTGCAGTTCTTGTATTTGAAGGTACGACTTCAGACGCATATGAAACTACTCTTACTGTAGTTGACCCAACTCAAGACAATACAATTACCTTACCTAATACAACAGGTACAGTAGTTATTGCTGACGCAAATCAGACTTTAACCAATAAAACTTTAACAAGTCCTACAATTTCAGGTAGCCCAGTTATTACTGGTCTATCAAGTGCAGGAATGATTTCGTCTTCTGCAACTCCTAAAGATTATGTAGATAGTATTCTAGGGTCAGCAACTGCTGCTGCTACAAGTGCAGCCTCTGCTGCAACTTCAGCATCTAGCGCAGCAACCTCTGCTACATCTGCTTCTAACTCTGCAACTGCTGCATCTACTTCGGCATCAAGCGCTTCTACATCAGCATCAAGTGCTGCAACCTCTGCGTCTTCTGCTTCTACTCAAGCAACCAATGCATCTAACTATGCAAGCGCAGCCTCTACTAGCGCATCATCTGCTTCTACTAGCGCATCTTCTGCAGCGACTTCTGCTACCTCTGCATCTAACTCAGCAAGTGCTGCTTCTACTTCAGCCACATCTGCTGCAGCAAGTGCAACGGCTGCTGCTACATCTGCTACTTCAGCATCAGCATCTGCT